CTCTGGAGCTTTGGGGTTGGAGACCGGCGGGGCAGTCATGCTCGCGTACCCGCGAAATTAGGCAGGGGGGGGGGTATAGGCGGATGAATGCAAGGACGGAAGCCAAAACCCACTGCGCTCAAACTGCTGGCTGGCAATCCTGGGAAGCGTGCGATCAATCACGCCGAACCAAAGCCAAGAGTAGTCATGCCAAAACCACCGGAACATTTGAGCGATGCTGAAAAAGAAAAATGGAAGTCAGTAGTGCGAGAGCTGCATCCACTTGGACTGGTCACCACCATCGACAAGGATGCGCTCGCAATGTATTGCACCATCTATGTGCGATGGGTCAAGGCAGAGCGGATGGTCCGCGATAAAGGCGAGATCATCAAAACTGCGGCAGGGAATATCATCCAGAATCCCTACCTCTCAATTGCAAATAGAGCACTTGACCAACTCAACAAACTGGGCGCTGAGTTTGGCATGACACCATCGAGCAGATCCCGTGTCAAAGCGGATGTAATCGACCCAGATCACGAACTTGAAAAGATGCTGTTTGGACAGCGAGTGAGCGTATCAAGATGACAGACGAATTCAACTACATCTCTGAAGGGCTTCGAAGCTTGGCAGTTCCGATCGATGAACTGCATGTGGACCCTGCCAATGCGCGGACAGGTCATGCCTTGGAGCGCATCGCGGCATCGCTTAAGGCATATGGTCAGCGCAAGCCAATCATCGCCAACCGCCTGCAGCAGGGCAAGATCGAAGCAGGCAATGGGACATGGCTCGCAGCCAAGCAACTGGGCTGGAGTCATGTTGCTGTTTTATATGTGGACGATGATCCAGCAACCGCGGCAGCCTATGGTATTGCAGACAATCGCCTCGGTGACATGAGCACGTGGGACTTGGATGCGCTCGGCGCATTGATGCCTACCATCGAAGAATTATTCACCGGCTTTACTGAAGGCGAGATCCGTGACGTGCTCGGCGAGCGTGGCGGTGGTTTGATGGTGGACCCAGGTCCGCAAGATGAAGACGATAACAAGCTGAAAGAGCTGCAGGAAAAATGGGGAACTGCATCAGGGCAGACTTGGGCAGTGGGCAGGCACATCCTGCACTGCGGAGATTCCACTCAATTGGATATCGAAAGCCTCGGCTGGATTGGAGCTGCAGCATTGACAGTAACGTCACCGCCTTATTGGGTAGGCAAGGAATATGAGCGCGAGAAGAGTGAAGCGGAGATCGATGAGTTTATCGGTCGCGTAACTGCCATCATGGCCAAGGTCACCCGCGTGGATGAGTCGCGCATTGTGATCAATACCAGTACCGGCTTCACGACCGCCTTCGAGAAAAAGAAAAAGCGCCAGGTGTTGCTACTCATCGACAAGTGGATGAACGCGCTGTACCCGCTCGGCTGGAATCTGCGCCATGTGCGCCACTGGCTGAAGGAAGGACAGCTTGCATCCGTATCCCCGAAGACTGACCTGATCGACCAACATAGTGAGTTCTTCGGCACGTTCGAACATGACGATGGCGAAGAGATCCACTTCGATGACGTGCTCAACGAGCAGGACATCAACCTGCTCGAAACCTTTTATAGCCGCCACGGCAAGAGTCGTGGACAGGAAAGGACCGGGCAGAAGTGGGCGCTGCGTTCGTACTGGGATGACATCAAAGGCACGGCTGGTGCAAACGGTCACATCGCAGCATTCCCGTTGGAGATCCCAGCGCGGCACATTCTGCTCTACACAAAGCCGGGGGAGACGGTCTTCGAGCCATTCAGCGGATCAGGCACGACGATTATCGCCTGTGAAATTCTGAACCGTGAGTGCATTGGAGTCGAGAGGGACCCTGCTTACTTGGCTGCTAGTTTAGAACGCTGGCATGTCATGACTGGCAACATGCCGGAGTTGTTATGACAGACCTTTCATACATCGCTGAATCCCTGCGACCGCTCGCCGTGCCGATTGATGACCTGCATGAAGATCCCGCCAACGCCCGCATTGGGCATGACGTGGACCGCATCGCACTCAGCCTAAAGCAATACGGACAGCGCAAACCCATCGTAGCCAACCGCCTGCAGCAGGGCAAGATCGAAGCTGGAAACGGCACGTACCGTGCAGCCAAGCAACTGGGCTGGAGTCATGTGGCAGTGGTCTTCGTCGAGGACGACCCAGCCACTGCGGCTGGCTATGGCATTGCCGATAACCGTGTGGGTGAGCTGAGCCGATGGGATACCGATGTGCTGCGCGATATTACACAGACCACTGGCGATCTCTTCACAGGGTTTGAGACCGCTGAATTGGACGATCTGATAGGCGTTTCTACAGCAACAGGGGCACCCCAAGCAGCCGTAGAGGACCCGGGAGGGCAACCAGACAAAGCTGAGGAACTGCAGGCTAAATGGCAAGTGCAGTTTGGGCAGGTTTACCAACTGGGCAAGCACCGTATCATGTGTGGCGATTCGACCCAACATACCGATGTCGAACGGCTGATGGCTGGTGAACTCGCGCACCTCATCTGGACCGATGCGCCGTGGAACGTTAACTATGGCGGCAATGATCATCCCACCTACAAAAAGCGAACTATCAATAACGACAATCTTGGTGAGAAATTCGTCATTTTTGTGGAGTTGTTTGTCACGCAACTCTGGCGCTTCAGCGTGCCAGGTGCCGTGGTTTATGCGGTCATGGGTGGGGAAGAGTGGCCGGTGATTGATAACGAACTGCGCAAAATAGGCTTTCACTGGTCGAGCACCATCATATGGGTCAAAGACCAAATGGTCTTGTCTCGTAAGGATTATCACGCGCAATATGAGCCAATCTGGTATGGGTGGAAAAACGATGCGCCGAGAGTCTGTGAAGTGCCAGATCGAAAGCAGTCTGATACATGGTTTATAGATCGACCACGCAAGAGTGACGATCATCCCACGATGAAACCGCTTGAGCTGGTCGAGCGTTCGCTTCTTAACTCATCCCATCCTGGGAATATCGTGCTCGACCTTTTCTCAGGCTCTGGCACCACGCTGGCAGCGTGTGAACGGACCGGCAGAGTTTGCCGGGCAATGGACAACGACCCAAAATATGTAGCAGTGGGGCTGGAACGCTGGACCCAAATGACAGGGCAGCAACCAGTATTGGAGGACTTGTGACACGGGGCAGAAAACCAAAACCAACCGAAATGAAAATACTTGAGGGGAACCCGGGGAAACGGGCATTGAACAACAAGGAGCCGAAAACGGAAACAGCAATCCCTAATTGCCCAGCACATCTCAAAGGTGTAGCCAAAACCGAGTGGAATCGCATTACCAAGGAGTTATTTGCATTGGGGATTGTTTCAAAGATCGACCGTGCTGCCCTTGCCGTGTGCTGTACAGCTTGGGCGGATTACGTGAAGGCATGCAATAAGCTGGAAAAAGAGGGAGAGGTCATTATCAGCGATAAAGGCGGCATGTATCAAAATCCGTGGGTTGCAATCAAAAAGCGTTCAATGGATCAGGTACAGAAGTTTTATGCTGAATTTGGAATGACACCATCCGGCCGCTCTCGCATCAAGGTGGAGTCCCCATCTGAAGAAGATGAAATGGCTGGGTATCTGTTCGGACAAAAGGTAAAGGTAACGAAAAAGTGACATGGCGAAACCAAGGAAGGAGGTGCTGCATCCCGCGGAACAGTATGCAAGGGATGTTATCAGTGGCAAGATAATCGCGTGCAAGTGGGTGATACTGGCGTGCAAACGCCATGTGCATGATTTGGATCATGCACACAAACGCGGCTTTTATTTCGACCCTGAGGCTGCTCAATATGTGCTGAACTTTATCGGCATGCTTCGTCACTCAAAGGGTAAGTGGGGACGTGGTAGGGGCGAACTCATCACCCTCGAACCGTGGCAGCAATTTATTATTTGGGTGGGTTTTGGCTGGAAGCGTGCTGATGGCATGCGCCGCTTCCGCGCGATATACCTTGAAGTAGCTCGTAAGAATGGCAAGAGCACCATGAGCGCTGGTCTTGGTTTGGAACTGGCGTTTGCTGATGGTGAGCCAGGTGCAGAGGTTTACTCAGCTGCGACCAAACGAGACCAGGCGCGTATCGTTCACAAAGAAGCCATTCGTATGGTGCGCAAGAATTCAGGGCTGAGGAAGTACATCAAGATATACAAAGACAATCTCAACCTTGAACTGACCGCCAGTAAATATGAACCACTGGGTGCAGACTCAGACAGCACCGATGGCTTGAACATCCACGGAGTCGTGGCGGATGAACTCCATGCATGGAAGTCTCGCGAGATGTGGGATGTGCTCGAAACAGCCACTGGTTCACGGGAACAGCCGATGATCGTCGCCATCACCACGGCTGGTATGGATCGAATGAGTGTGTGTTACGAAAAACACGATTACACACGCAAGGTGCTCGAAGGGTGGGAGGATAACTCCTTCGAAGATGACACCTGGTTCGGCATGATCTTCACCCTCGATGAGGGTGATGACTGGCGAGACGAAAGCATCTGGATCAAAGCTAATCCTAACCTCGGCGTGTCGAAGTACATCGAAGACATGCGCATGAAGGCGAAGCGAGCTGAGCACATGCCTGCTGCTCTCGCTGGCTTCTTGCGCCGTGAACTTAATGTGTGGGTGCAGGGCGAGTTCAAATGGATGCCAATGGGCGCATGGCGCAAGTGCTCTGGTGACGTGCCTGCGATCGAACTTACAAAACGGCTTGAAAAGGCAACTGCATATGGTGGGCTGGACTTGTCGAGCACATCCGACTTGACCGCTTTTGTGATGGCATTTCCAGATGATGATGGAAACTTTGATATTGTGTGCCGCTTCTGGATACCAGAAGATCAAATGGAGATCCGCACGAGGGATTATGGTGTGCAATACCGTCTGTGGGTTGAGCAGGGGTACATTGAGACTACGCCTGGCAATTCCATTGACCCTGATTACATTCTCGACCAAGTCGAGCAGGATGCTGATCTCTTCGATATTGATCAGGTTGCTTTTGACCGTTGGGGCGCCGCCCGCGTTGTAACAACCTTGGAGAACAAAGGACTTACGATGGTTCAGTTTGGTCAGGGCTACGCCAGTATGAATCCGCCAATGAAGGAACTGGAGCGGCTGGTTTTATCAGGCAAGATCCGCCACGGCAACAACCCAGTGCTGACATGGATGGCAGATAACCTTGTGGCACGGATGGATCCATCTGGCAACATCAAACCAGACAAGGAAAAGAGTCGTGAGAAGATCGACGGCATGGTGGCGCTGATCATGGCGCTCGATTTGGCGCTGAGGCACCCTGAGAAGAAGAGTGTCTATGAAAAGCGAGGCATTCGCAGGCTTGGATAGTCCTTGACTTCCCCAGGCTTCGGCGGCGTAATTGGGGCATCAAAAGGAGATAAACATGAGCAAACAAACAGCACTTGAGGCATACGAAGAAAAACAGGCGGAGATCAAGAAGCTGCTTGCACAGATCACAGTCGGGCTGGAGCAGCACGATCGCAAAGCCAGCGCCACAGGCGGACATTACTGGGGGCATGTAGGCGACCTCACTGACATCGCTGCCACTCTGACAGACCTCAAAGATCGCCTGCAGGGCACTGGAGAGTACAAAAAATAGGGTCTTGACAAAAAAGAACATTTGTTCTAAAATAATTATAGATGACCGCTTGGGTGCCCCCTCACCCTAGCGGTCATCGCTTTTATATTATTGCTTGACAATTCCCTTCCCGGGGCTATAATTAGAACAGTTGAACAGTTAAATACATCAGGCAGTCCTGGTTGATCCGGGACATTATTTCGGAGTGATGCCGCCCGAAGACTCATTTGAGTCTTCGGGCGGCTTTTTTGTTACCTATGCACAAATTTACCCACCCAGAGAACCCCATCACCACTACTACCGCTATAGAGGGATTAAAACCATGAGCGATGTTGTTGTTGCTGCCATTATTTCTGCGATCGTGTCACCTCTGGCGCTGGAGGCTTTGAGGTACTTTTTCGCCAAGTCCAGCGAGCAGACACAAAGTGTCAATGCAAAGATTGATGGTCTCGAAAAGCGGGTGGATGAATTGAAGGAAAAGAACCTCCAACAAGCCATCGAGATTGCTGTGCTGAAAGCTCAACTTCTGGACCGGGATATGCAGATGGCAGAGCGGGATAAGTTGATCGCCGAACTGAAGAAAGAGATCGAAGGACTGCGTGAACGGGAGACTTCTCAATGACTGTTCTGAAGTCCCTGGATCGAAATGAAGTGGTCTATTGGGTCGGGTTGGTGATGCTATTCACTGGTCTGGCCTTGAATGTTTCTGTGGCAACAGCCCTGGTGATCACCGGTGGCGCAATGGCAGCGGAGTCTGTGATCACGTCTTACCTGGCAACGTGGATGGGCTCGCTCCCGAGGAAGAAATAATGCCACTAACCTCAAGAATGATCGTTGAGAAACGTTCAACCTTTCATGTGTCGCAGCAACCGCCTGGCTGGGTAACGCAGGGATATGGGCAAGAGTCCTATGCAGGCGAATACGTGACTGTGGAAGGCGCGTTGAGTGTCGCTTCTGTCCTTTCAGCTTTCACAATTCTGATGGAGGACACTGCCAGTCTGCCGCTGATCACGTATCGCAGGCTGAAACGAGGCAAAGAGCGGGATGTCAACAGCCCGTATTACATCCTCTTGCATGATATGCCAAACCCGGAGCATACCAGCTTGGTGTACCGTGAATTCATCATGGGGCATTTGTTGGGGTGGGGGAACCACTACAGCCAGAAGATATGGGATCGACGCGGCATCCTACGTGAGCTTTGGCCATTGCGGCCTGATCGCATGCAGGTCATTCGCAAAGATGGACAGCGCCAATATATCTACACCGAGATGAGTGGCAATAAGCGTGTTTTTCGGCAGGAAGATATATGGCACATCCCTGCATTTGGCTTCGATGGGCTGATCGGATATAGCCGCATAACACTGGCTCGAAATGCGATCGGTTTATCGATGGCTGCTGAAAAGTTCGGGAGTAATTTTTACAAGAATGGCGCAAATTTTGATATTGCGATCACTCACCCAGGAGAACTATCTGATACCGCCTTTGAGCGCCTTAATGAAGACCTCAAAGAAAAACATACGGGTGTCGAGAATAGCCACAAACCGATGATACTAGAAGAGGGGATGAGCATCGAAAAGATTGGTATCCCGCCTGACGACGCGCAGTTTATTGAGACCAGGCGCTTTCAGTTGGGCGAAATCGCGAGAATGTTCCGCGTTCCGCCACACATGCTGGGAGATGTTGAACGATCAACCAGCTGGGGCAGTGGCATCGAGCAGCAGGAGCTTGGTTATTTATCGCACACGCTGCGTCCGTGGCTCAAACGCATCGAGCAGGGTGCCCTTAAAGACCTGCTGCTTGAGTCTGAGCGCAAAGACGCAGTGATTGAACACCTGGTTGAGGATTTCCTGCGGACAGATATCGGCGCACGCATGGCTGCTTATGTTTCTGCGATCAGCAATGGCATTATGACCCGTAACGAAGCCCGCGAACGGGAAAACCTGATTCCGTTGGATGGCTTGGACCGCATGCTGATGCCATTGAACATGACCACAGTCGGAGAACCAGAAAAAAAGCCTGTCCTTGTCAAAAATAAGCGAACGTTTGACCCATATCCATTCATTTTGGACGCTGCACGTCGAGCTGTCAGGCGTGAATCGAAGGAAATACTGGACGCTGCCAGACGATGGATCGACAAAGACAAGCCTGAAAAGTTTTCATCCTGGCTTGAGCAGTTTTATAAGGATGATCATCGTGCATATTTGCGGAAAATCCTTGAGCCTGTGCTGGATGAGCGTGTAAATCAGTTAATCACTGGTTACTGCGAGACACACGGCGAAATTATCGTCAACGTCATCTCGGATGGTGGTGATTTTGAAACATTGACACGAACATGGATGGACGTTGTACCTGTCGAATTTACCGAATCCATATTGCATGAGGAGATAAACTATGAATAAAAACACAAACCCTGAACTGGAGCGTCGCTACGTTGAAATGACGTTGCGAGCTGCAGGTGATGAGCAAAAACCCATCATCGAAGGCGATGCTGCGGTATTTGGAGTTGAAACCATAGTGGGGCGTTGGTTTCGCGAAAAGATACGGTCAGGCGCGTTCGCAAGAGTCCTGTCAGAAAGGCCAGATGTGATTGGCGCCTTCAATCATGACTGGAACTTTGTACTTGGTCGCACCACGGCAGGAACTTTGAGTCTGGAAGAAACCGACAAAGGACTGCGTTATTCAATAGACGTCAACCCTAATGACCAGCAGGCTATGAGCGTGTATGAAAAAGTGAAGCGTGGGGATGTGAGTCAATCCTCTTTTGCCTTCACGGTTCGCAAAGAAGAGTGGACAGAGCCTGCGGATGATGAAGCTCTCGCTTTGCGTGAAATTGTTGAGATCGGGAAGTTGTTTGATGTCGGGCCCGTGCCATTTGCTCAATATCCTGAGGCAAGCGCACAAGCCCGTTCAAAATCTGAAACGTTTGTGCATGATCCATCTGCTCAGGCTGTATCAGGCGATGCAGAAGAGTTGGGCACGCGTCAGAAGGCGCGTCGCCGTCAGGTTGATCTTGTAGAACGCTCTATCTATTCAGCAACAGGAGAAAAACTATGAACGAACGTGAATTGTTAGCGAAGCGTGCTGCTTTGATCGCCCAGGCACGCGGCATGCTCGAAAAATGCGAAGCCGAAAAACGAGACTTCGACACCACTGAGCAGACCAATTATGACGCCATCTTCGCAGATGTTGCCAAGATCGATGTCAAGATCGAAAACCTGCGCAAGCTGGGCACAGTGGATTCGGAAGAATTCCGTTCCAGCGAGCCGATTCGTCCTGAATCTGGACGCAGTGCAGAGGAGGCGGATGCCGAAAGGCAATCCCGCGCCATGCAGACCTACATGCGCACAGGCGTTGTGGCTCCTGAGCTGCGTGCGTTGCAGGCTGATTCGGATGTTGCAGGCGGTTATCTCACCACTCCTCAACAGTTTGTCAATCGTCTGATCCAGGCAATCGACAACCAGGTGTTCCTGCGCCAATGGGCGACCCCCAACACCGTTGTTACTGCCCAGTCCCTTGGCATGCCTTATCTGGCGAATGATCCTGATGACGCCGATTGGACAAGCGAACTCGGCACTGGGAATCCGGACAATTCCATGTCCTTTGGGAAGCGTGAGTTGTTCCCGCACCCGTTGGCCAAGCGCATCAAGATCAGCAATAAACTCCTCCGCCTCAATCCTGACGTCGAGCAGCTGGCGATCACTCGCCTTGCCTATAAATTCGCTGTCTCGTTTGAAAAAGCAGGCATGGTTGGTAATGGTGCGAATAAGCCACTGGGCGTGTTCACGGCCAGCGTCGATGGCATCAGCACTGGTCGCGATGTTAGCGCGGACAACACCACCACAGCCTTTACTGCGGATGGTTTGAAGAATGCCAAGTACGCTCTCAAGGGTGCCTATTGGCCGCGTGCAAAATGGGTGTTCCATCGTGACGCGGTCAAGATGCTTGCCAAACTCAAAGACCTTGAAGGTCGCTACATCTGGCAGTCTTCAGTCCAACTTGGGCAGCCCGATATGCTCGAAGGCATCCCCTTGTTCACCAGCGAATATGTGCCGAACACCTTCACCTCGGGCTTGTATGTCGGGATTTTGGGTGATTTTTCCTACTACCACACTGCCGATGCGCTCGATTTTGGAATGCAACGGTTGAACGAACTGTACGCCGAAACGAATCAGACTGGCTTCATTGGCCGTATGGAAACAGACGGCATGCCGGTACTCGAAGAAGCGTTTGTTCGCGTGAAACTCGCTTAATTACTGTTTATTGGCGTGGATCCATCACGATCCACGCCAATAAAAGAAGGAGATAGTCATGGATTTACATAATTCAATCAAAGTATCCCGCGCCATCAGCCCCGTCTCTGTGGCTGATAACACGGCTGCTGTCAGTCAGATTCTGGACACCGCCAACTTCAATGCGCACGAATTGCTTATCGCAACAGGCTCGATTGCTGATGCGGACGCCACGTTTGCTGTGCTGATCGAAGAGGGCGAAGCGTCCAATTTGAGCGATGCTGCAGCTGTGGCGGATGCCGACCTGCTCGGCACGGAAGCACAAGCTGGTTTCCAGTTTGATGATGACAATGAAACCCGCAAGATTGGGTACATTGGCTCGAAGCGTTACATCCGCGCCACCATCACTCCCACTGGGAA